GGCCTATCCAAGCGTACTACCTGAATAATCCTGACAAAGGATTCATGTTATGGGGACGAGAGATAATTCGAGGAGGATGGAAAAAGCTAACCGCCGAGATCAACAATCCAATTCTGAAGAATAACTTCTTTAGTCTTGATTGGTCTGAATTCGATAAACGGTTGCTTCACGAACTGATCGATGTCGTTCATGACATTTGGAGATCATACTTTGATTTCTCAGTTTATCAACCAACCTCATTCTACCCGCACGCAAAGACGAACCCTCAACGAATCGAAAGACTCTGGAGATGGATGACGTGGTCAATCAAACACACGCCAATTCTTCTTCCCAACCAAGAGTTATGGAAATGGAACCACAACGGTTTCGCTTCTGGATTCATGCAGACTCAGTTAATGGACTCATTCGCTAACGCGATCATGATCCTTACCTGTCTATCAGCAATGGGCATCGACATCAATTCAGTATCATTCTGGATTCGCGTTCAAGGAGATGATTCACTCATCGCCTTCCTGGGTATAATATATCAGATCTACGGACCGACAGCGCTAACCATGCTCAAGGAATCAGCAAAGACCTATTTCAACGCTAAACTAAGCGACGAGAAGAGTCAGTTTCAAGACCGACTTTCAGAAATGAGCGTCCTCAGCTTTTTCAACCGCTATGGAATGCCCTACCGCACCGAACAAGATCTACTCAGACACCTGTTCTTCCCAGAACACCGACGCAACTGGCACAAGCTAGCTTCCGCCGCACTAGGGATCGCATACGCCAACGCTGGCAAACACGAGAGTGTTCACAACCTATGTGAATACATCTGGAACAAGATTGTTCATGAGAAGGGACTTACCCCCGATCCACATGCTCTAGCATGGATGGAACGGTCTGGTATCTACCCTGAAGGAGTTCAAGAACTTGAGGCTTTTAAGACTCACGTTTTTCCAACACGATACGAACTCTTATCATTAGTCATGATTCACAAACCACGCTCTCACAACGAAAAGCAGCGCATTTGGCCCACCGAACCCGGACCACGCGGAGGATTCTACTTCCTCTAGGTTACGTTTTTTGACCTACTTTGTTTCGAATTTTATTTATTCGTTTC